ATATTGAAAGTATTATTCGCCAGATCCACAGTATTGTCACTTAGATTAACTTGGTTTGCGACCAACCTATAAACGTCAGGCGTAGACTGTGATCCATCAACCAAAACTTGAACTGCACTAGTATTGTTAACACTAAAAGCCTCACCATCTTGAGCAATAGTTGGCGAACCACCCTGTTGCACTCCGACATTAGTAGTAAAAACAGCGTTAGTAGTTCCAGCTATAGGTAATCCGGCCGGATCTCCGCGCTGGGTAAACGGACGCGCCGAAGTAAAGTAATCCTTACGATAAGCTCTTTTTAGAAGGCTCGTATTAGTAGCAAGATCAAAATCAGGAACAAGGTCCTGATCTTTAAAATAATCATCGTATATTTTATTATAAGCTAGCCGAGGAAAATCAGAAGGAAGGCAGCCAGCCATGTCCTTTTTTATAGGGAATCCTAGATAGTCCCAAAGGGTATCTTGATCATTTTCACCAGTAGCCGGGGTCCACGTAGGTGGAGGGGTTTCATCATTTCCAGAGATGTCACCAGTAATAAATTTAGTCCAGTCACTCCAAAGAAGACGATAGGGCACAAAAAAGTAATGAATATAAGCCGATATGTCGTGCATAACAGGCTTGATGGTCGGATTTAGCCTAATGACCAGATTATTCCCAAGTTGAAATTTCGCTCCAGGCTCCATATCCTTGACGAGACAAGGATAGAGCACGCCGAAGTCAGCAGACGTTACCACTTCATGAGATAGATTGAATACAGAACGACCAGGTTTAAGACCAGATACAGCATTAGAGAGTTCCATTAAGACACCACCTCAAGGGGAAGATCTTCCATAGGGATACGAACAAGATTCGGACGGATCTGCATTTGTTCAGGGTCGTAATCACCAAGAGACCACAACTGGTAATCATTGTGAGTGTCGGGGGTTTTAGAAGTAAGGTGAATCCGAAAGTTACGAATGGCAATGCCATCGGTTTTACAAGGGAAGGGGATACTATCAGCCTCACCGGCAACAGTATCAAAGACAACATAGAGCTTCATTACCAAGTAGTATAAACGTACTAGTACAAAAAACAAGAGTTTCTAGTACAAAAATAGTACGAACGTACTATATATAGAGCTGATTTCAGTTGATATGGTGTATCTATGAAAAGCACGACTGAATATGCAAGGGATGAGTTCAAGAAGATTATCCAGAAAAGACTGGATATGTATGACCAGGAATACATAGCTATCATGCTGCGCAAGTATAAGCGAGAAGTAATAGCTGAATGGCTAAGAGAAGCCATGAATGAAGGGATTTCCTGTCAGTAAGCATTATGTATATCAAGAAGACATAATGGCACAGCAAAAGCTCTTTCGGAGAGCATTGAGAGACCTGACCACAGCTCATTCATTTCATGTAATTACATGAAATGAGCTGGTGGACAGCTCAGTTACGCTTTCCGAAGAGTTCGAGCTTTGCCTTTATTAGAGAGTTGCGATATGCAACAGAAGACAGGAGATCCGGATGAGAGCGGCCGGCGGCCGCCATTGAAAAAGCGAGCTCCTTTCGGAGCTCTTGATTTTTTTCAGCTAGTTGTTCGCTGGTTATCCCAGCTACCGAAGCGTATAGCTTCGGAAGGGAGACAGATTGACCGTTTACAGTAAACCCAAGGTTATCCCTAAGGGATTGTGCATTATCTTGCGCATACCGCCTACCGAGACCTTGAGACATAAGCCGGAAGGTACCAAGACCATCAGACTCTTTCAACATGTAATTAGTTACATAGCGGGCAGAAGCGGGAGAAAAGTCACCGATATGTACAAGTCCCTTATTCCAATTATTTTCTATGATGAACTTTTCCTTGACCGCTATTCCGAAGATGATAAGATGATAGTGTGGACGAGAGTTTACGGTACCGTGTTCGCCACAAGCGAAATATGCACACTTACGGCCAAGGTCCGATAGTTCAAACCTTAAACGTTTGATAAATAGTTGAATCTCTCGTTTTGATAGCTCCTGAAGGTGCTCATCATCATAAGTAAGAGTAACGAAAGAAGTAGCGCCCCAATAGGGCGCTTCATGAGATAGCCTAGCCGCCCATTCACGTGAGCGGCTTTTTTTACATGCGGGACATTTTCCGCAAGGAGCTAGAATTTCATAGTGATCTAACCACAGAGGACGTGCACAGTCCATTTGATTTATAGGCCTAATACGTAGATATTCTACGTAATCAATACTACAGCCGGTAACCACCACGAGACACAGACACGCGCCGAATACGCCTTTTACCACGTTTTCCATATCCACGTTTACCACGACGACGACCACGGCTACGACGACGATAAGCCATTTTTCACCTCATTCCAGTTCCAGATTGCATAGGAGGAGCACGATCAGATCCGGACTGGGGAGTATCCCAAGATCCAGTTGATCCAGTTCCACGAAAAGTTGATTTATTATCACGCGAAGCAGTCCAGTCATCGGCGACTTGTTCGCCTCGACCAGTTATTATTTTCAATAGATTCCACATGCCAGACGACATACCTTCCGGCTTTTCATTTTTATTTAATAAATCTCTAAGTGATGCGGCAGAGAGTTGATAAGTACGAGCAATGTCAGTAAGCCAACCTCCAGTTCCTCTGGGAAAGGAAGTATTTCCAAGCTTCTCAAAGTCAGAGGCTTTGAATTCATTTTCAATAAGTTGACCAAGTCTCTGAGCATCCCTGTAGTCCACCATAGAATAAAGATTATATATATTCGCTCTTGCCTGTTGCGATTGATCCCTGGTAAGAGTATTTAGCGCCGAGTTTCTCGCAATCGTCGAATCGATGCCACGAATTTGTGCATCAGTATACTTCTCTTTGATATTAATTTCGGCTTGCCTAAGTGAGTTTGCTGCCTCCGTAGCCGAGACTCCTCTTTCTTTAAGTCCAAATTCTTGATCGATGAGGGCATTTCGTTTTTCTACACCTTTTGTTTGTTCATCAGTATAGCGAGTTTCCGCTTCTGTTCTAGAAATATCTGTATTAGCTTTATGTAGCAGGATGCGATTCATCATCGCTTCCATACCTTTACCAAAGCCAGAGAGATCAGGAACTTTCTGTTGAGCTTGTGGAGTTGATTGAGCCGGTTGACCAGCGGCAAGTAGAGGATTTACACCAGCTGCTTCCATATCTTTAGCACGACGTTGTACGGCAGTATCTTCTCTTTGTAATTGCCTCCAATACGCTCGACGATTAAATCCAATATTTAGAAGGCCAGTTACACCTCCCATCAATCCGCCGGCAGCTTCACCTCCGGCAGCTAACCAATCACTCACTGGGTTTCTCTACAGATACGGGTTTTTCGGATTCGAGCTCAGCCTTAATCTGAGTTCTAAGTTTTTCAGCCTCTGCTTTCGCATTCTTATCGGCCAAAGCCTTTTTACGCGCCAGTAGTTTCTCTTCCATAAGATCGTACGCGGTTTTTTTATCGATTTCATCGAATTCATTATCAGAGAGCGGATTGACGAAGTCATCGGGTATTTGACCCTCCAAAGCATCATAGAGTTCATCATAATGTTCGCCAAGGCGCCTTCCTGCAGCTAGCATCTGAGGGACAAGAACATGAGTAGGAAGGTATCCACCTCGTTCTACTAGCACTGGACCATTATTTACCTCTCCAACTACAGGAGGAGGATTGAATTCCGATCGTACATTAGCCTTTATCTGTTTCATATACTCCCCTAGAAATGGTCAATGAGACCAGGATTAGAAGCGAACGGCATAGGCCTAATAGCTCTTATAATATGTCCTATTCGGACCTGACATTGATAAGCATTTTCCAATGCAAAGAGACGATCGTAAGAATCCTTATCGACTTCTATAAAATCCTGATTAAGTATTGGAACGGAACTAAAGTTACGTGCACCATGCCAATATTCAGTATTGGGATCTGCATCAGATCTCATTAAACCAGTTACTTTTGATCGAGCGTGACGAAGATCGTCATATCTACCCTGGTAACCGAATTCAGCATTATTAGTGGTCGCATCACCATCAGTAACAAATATCTCCGAGTTTTCGACCATTTGCTCAGAAAGATGAGCGAATTCCGGGAAATAAAAGTCATATCGGGTTTTTCGATTCCATTCTCTATCTAGACCTTGCTGGTACATAGACTTAGGAAGGATAGAGAGTATAGCCATCATAACGCCGTGTTCCGGAGCATAATAAGTACCGACCCGGTTAGTCGCCGCCGATATACCATGTCCGGCCAGGTTTCCCTGCGGAGTAAGTGATACTGGACCCGATTCAAATGCCGAGCTAGAGGTCTGTAGCACTTCAGACATTACTATTTTTTGCTTTGATCCACCGATGAATTCTGCTCGGTCTAACCTAGCGTCACCAATATTTACTCCATAGTGAGAAATGATGAATTCTTTCAGACGCACACCAGCACGGGCATTTCTTTCTTGCCATTTTTGGATCTGGAAAGCCCAACGTAGTTGTGCAATATTGAAAGTGTTATTCGCCAGATCCACAGTATTGTCACTTAGATTAACTTGGTTTGCGACCAACCTATAAACGTCAGGCGTAGACTGTGATCCATCAACCAAAACTTG